TCTTACCCCCGCTATATTCTGCTCTACCCATTTTTGAGCATCCTTAACCGTCTCATGTTTTCCAGCCATCTTCATATCGGTAGCGAGTAACGCCTTCTTCCCTCTCAATAACGGCTTATCAAGGTTCTCACCCGTGTATGATGCGGGGACAGGGATTAGGCAACGGCAATTCGTCTGGCAGATACTGAAGCCTGATTTGGGAAGCCCAACTGTTTCCCAATACTCCATTGGCTCAACCTGTCCATTCCTTCTATCACAATCAGGACAAACAGAGTTATCTCCCACACTCACCCATTGAAATTTTGGGACTTTGGCATCGGCATAGATGTTCTTCTGTGCTTGATTGCTACTGTACTCCACTCCGTTCTTAGTGATATTCTTCAGGCTGTTTCTAAAGCTACCGAAAATCCTACCGCCTGAACGCAGATCGTTCATCAGTACCGTCTTAATTGCATCGTTACTCATCCCGCTTGATTGCATCGCTGTAATTAATCCACTGAGATCAAGGGTCGTTTGTGAAGCCGCATTAAGGACTTGATTGGTCAATATAATTTCCATTGGCTCAGGCACGTGCTAACCTCTTATCCATTTCAAGGCTGACATATCTTTCGATACGCTTTCCAACATCCTTCGAGATGCCAAACCACGGGCGAGTCTCCTGATGGTATGCTCCAACCTCTGCGGCTGTTGCCTGTGAATAATATGCCTTCGATATTGCACTGTAAGGCTTAATCCTGCCACCGTGTAGTTTTGCTGTTTGGTTTGCTTTCGTTGCCTTGTCAATTTCAAGATTTATCATACTACCTGTCCCCACAAGAGGCTTTGAAGCGTTTGACCTGATCGTGCTGTCGATGCTCTTTGCTTTTGCCGCTACGGTAGATGGTTTGAGAGCCTTCAATCCCGCCTTCCCGCCTGTGCTTGTTACCCCTTTACCAGATCGCACCGTCTGATCAATATCTGACTTGACCATTCTTGCGATCTCATTCAACTGTTCATGGAAATCAAAGTCAATTTTATTAAGGTCTATGCCTGACATGTGGAATTTCATTACGACTTCTCTAAGATATTCAGAGCGAACTGCTCCCCTTCTTTAGCACCCTGCTTGATCTCGTCGAGATGTTCATTAAGAAACGCCTCGCCCAAGCCAACCAGATAACCTTCTGGGTTTTGTAATAGTTCGTCCATATTGATTGCATCCAAGATCAACTCAGAATCATCAATGATCTGTTGTTGTAGGTCATCAATCTTATCCAGATAACTATGTACCAACTGAGCCAAGCTGTCTCAACCCTCCAAAGACAGGTGCTTGTGGTGCTTGTGCTTCAGCCTGAGTCTTAGTCTCAGCCTGTGCCTCGCCAAGCCGTTCATCTATCTCGCTGTCATCCATATCGGGATTGTAATGCCTGAACCAATCCTTCTTTGTAGCCAGACCATTCGACCACTTCCACTCCCATTCTTCTCTCTCCTGTTGAGGAGATAGGGGTATGTGCGGCTCTGAGAAATTGCAATTATATTCATCGGTTACATTAACCCCATTCGTTTCCAGTATTGCTCTGTCCAGTTCAAATCTTTGGTTCTCAAACTTCCTCCACCGCTCAAAGTCAGCCATGACAGCTTCGGTGAGATCAACCTCAAGGATACGCTGATGCTCTCCCGATGTGGATCCCGCATCACTACCCCATTTGACCTTGAGATGCAGGGCGTGGGCTGTTGTCTCCACCACCCATTTCATGTTATCCCTGATCTCATTTAGCGATCCCGATGGGCTGACGATCTGGTAATTCGCTCCCTCTGGTAGGACTAATAGCTTCGATACGTCCATCTTGATTCGGGTCGCTTCATCTACTCCCGTTAGAACACTTTGTCCCAGAGATTGATACATATTGCCAAGCGATAGCTGGGTCCCGAACACGTTGTAAAGCTGATTGGCGTTTGCTACCATGATCCCCTTACCTGTTCTCCACCATTCATTCCCCATCATAGAATAGAGATGACTGAAAACTATCGGCATAACACCCATCGGATTAATATCTTGATCGTTCACATGAATGATCCGTCCACCCTTCAGCATCTTGAAATGTGTTTCGTCAGACCAGAATACCCACTCCTGTTCATTCTCCTTCGCCCGTCCATGACTGAACAGGGGATAGACCAGACCAACAGGCTTCGGGTTATTGGGGACAAATAACGGCTCAAAGTCTGTAAGGATATGTGAGTCCAGTACCCCTTTATCCTCATCATAGAAGCGAAGCATGGCAATACTCCCGAGCAGTCCCGTGAGCCTATCCATCTCCACCATATCCTGATCCAGGTCCCCAATTATATCGAGGTACTTGTCATCAGCCTTCCGCTCTGGTGCGGTCTTATATGAAATGAAACGGCCATCAATCAGCTTCTTGGTGATATTGATTGCCATAGGCGGTGCGTATTTGAGTGCATTACTATCGAACCACTTACGGGTCTCCCCCTCCAGGTTCACGCCCTCATAGTAGTTCATCGAGTTGATTCTATCTTCTCTTTCCCTAACATGAGACTCATCTATCCAGTTCTTTATACTTGCTACAATCGCCTGTTCGCTTAAATCGGGAATAACCATCTACCAATACCTTTGTACTTCAATCGCCTCCCGTTTAACGATCGGAAACCTGTTAATAAAAAAATATCTCACCGCATCCATGCCGTGATCGTGTCGCCCATCCTTGAGCGGGTCGTCCTTGAGCCTTTGATTCTCTCTCTTCTCAGGATAGCGGTAGTTCTCAAAATCTTCTATGATGCCTTTGCACTTGTCCGAGACGAATAGTCTTGTCTTCCCTTCTGCGTTCTCGAGATACGATCTAACCAGATCAACACCTGAAGCGACGGAGCGACTGACCTTGTCCTTTCTAAATCGTGGAAAGATGCCCTTTCTTTTAAAGATTTCAACGTCCCCGAGTCCTGATGTTGATTGGACTCCCGCACCTGCGGGGTCGCAATAGACGTGTAGAACGGGGTAATTCTTTGCAAGAATCCTATCAGCCAACTCTTCAGTCTTGATGTTGGTGTCGTGGATGATCTCATCTATGATGTGAATCTCAACGTCCCCATCCACCTTGCCAACCTGTAGCCAAACAACAGAGGGCATACGGAAACCAAAATCAACAGAGCAATAAGTCTCCCAATCAGGGTTGAAATCATATCGACCAACGTGTACGTCTCGCTCGAAATTGAATACTGTCCCTGCCCATGAAGTAAACCTGGCGAGATATTCCTGTTCATAGGTCTCTTTGGTGAGTTCGTTCTTGAGTTCATTTACGTTATCCCGGAAGTACCTCGAACTTGTACTGGGGTGCTGCCAAGAATCCCATTCGGGATAATCATTAGACTGCCCTCTGGTGTAGAGATCATATAACCAGTTGTACCCTCGAGGGGTTGACACGAATAACGCCCATCCTTGTCGGTCTGCGAGAGTGGGTCTGAGGTATTGCTCCCATATAGTTCTTGAAACAAGTGCGGCTTCATCAATGATAAGCCAGTCAAGTCCCTCTCCGACAAGTCCTGTATCGGGGGAATCGGCTGACTTGATCCAGACCTCTGAGTTGTTGATAAACTTGGCATAGAACAGTTGTCCATTGATGACTCGTTTGTTTGTGGTAGGGAACCTGTACTTGAGAATAAGGTTTTCGTTAATCTCACGACCAATCTTAGAAGCAAGTTCATAGGAAGGAGCAACAATCCACCCGCGACTATTCTCATCAATGATAGCCATCTCCGCTTCTCTTGCCGCTCCAAATGATTTTCCACTACGTCTGCCCTGTATGTTTACTCGAAATCTTTTCTGGCTGTTATGTATATCCCACTGGATAGGCTCAGGCTCATATCCTATCCGCTTGAAGTAATCAGCTTTCAGGCTTGTATGCTTCTTTCACGACTTCCTTCCACTCGTCAGAAACAACGCTTCGCTCTATTGCTTTCCCCTCCGTCCTGTCAGCTATGAACTGAACCGCCCACGCTCTCCCATCAACAGCGAACCCGAACACCTTTCTCAATACCACCTCAAGCTTAGACAACCCATCAACCGAGCCTTCTTCTGAGCCGATCTTCCTGAGTAAGTCAGGGATTGATTGAACACCCTTTGGTCGCCCTTTGGGATTGCCTGATTTCCCCTTCTTAAATCCTTTGCCTGTGATTCCACCGTCCATTTGTCCGTTGCTCTACGTTGCTTTAACAACGTGCAGCCTCAACTCTTTCTGCTTTGTTTCCAGTATATTCTTCCCAGCGTTTAACAATTACATCGCAGTAATGCGGGTCAATCTCCATCCCGTAACACTTACGCCCCGTCTTTTCACAGGCTATTAGTGTTGAGCCAGAGCCGAGGAATAAGTCCAACACGGTGTCAGCATTATGATTAGATATAGCCTTTACACCTAATGCTACTGGCTTTTGAGTTGGGTGCATATCATTTTTAGCGTCTCTTTTTATTTCCCACAAGGTCGCTTCATCAGATGCCCCACACCATTTAAGAGTTTTGTTTTTCGGCTTAAAATAGAGGCACGGTTCATGTCTTTGCTTATATTGTGCGTTCATAGCCGCATACGTTGCATTGATTTTGTGCCATATAATTAAAGCGTGAATCTGGCAATTATTTTCAATGATTGTTTTATAGGCTTGATAACCTCGACTACCCGCAAACCACATATAAATCGCCCCATCAATGAAAGGCAACATAACAGGGAGAAACTTTGAATAGATTTCAGAATCTAAATCATTAGACAATCTTTCTCTTTTTCTCACAATGTTCACATCTCCACTATGAAAATGCCCACCTTCATAATTAACTCCATAAGGCGGGTCAGTAAACACCATATCAGCCTTCTGTCCGCCCATAAGTGCCTCAACGTCCGCTTTTTTCGTTGCATCACCACACAATACCCGATGTTCACCTAATATCCACATATCGCCTGTCTTGGTTATGGATTCTTCTACTTCAGGGATTTCATCATCATCAATCAGCCCTTCGGTGGGTTCATCCACCCAGAATTGGAGTTCATCTTCCGTGAACCCCCACTCTGTCAGTTCCCCCACATCAAAGTAATTCGCCAGGGCATCGTAATCCCACTCCCCTACATTACGATTCAGCCTGACGTTCAGTTCTTTCTCTTGGTTCAGATCAAGACTTAATTCAACGCAAGGGACTTTCTCAATCCCCATGTCTTTGGCTATTCTCAATCTTTGGTGTCCCCCGATCACGATATTCTCCCGATCTGGATGCTTGTTAATGATAACAGGATCAACCAGGCCAAATCTCTCCATTGAATCACGGAGACTCTTGTACTGGTCTTTGGTGAGTTGCCGAGGATTGTATTCGGCGAAGATTAACGCCCCAACAGGATGGTAAACTGTTTGAAGTTGTCCATTTTCCATATATTTGAGGTAGCTACCTCGATTGTAAGGTGGTCGGTTTCCCGTCCCTTGAGAATACTATATGACGGTTTTCAAACCCTTACAGGTATAGTGATCTTGCCCGTTTAACACTTTCAGGACTAACCGAAAGCGTCTGAGCAATCTGTACATCTGAAAAACCTAAAATTGCAAGATCAGATAATCTTTGGGGATTTACATAATCGTAAGGTGGCTTGGTTCGTTTCCCAATATCTTCTTCGGTATCACCAAGTGCATAAATAATTTTCTCGACAATTGGAGAAGAATGCAAATCCCTGTCTGAAGCATTGGAATATCGAGCTTCAATATCTTGGAAATCAACAGAGAAATACCGATCCTTTTGATCATAAACATCTTCTCCATGTTCACTTTTATATTCTTTAAAATCTTTCATAAGGACTCCCTTCATATCATTGTGCCAATGATACTTATTCTGAAGGTGCAGCACCTGTAACTTAAAGAATATAGTAAGTTAGGGGAATGTTAAATGATACTATTAAGGAAGATTGAATCCCTTTTTTCTGATTGCCCTCATGTGTCCTTGAACGGCACTTCTTGAAATGTCTAAATAATCGGATATTTTCTGTTGAGTCCATCCCTCTATACGATAAATAAAGACTTCAAGTTGTTTTGGAGTAAGTCTTTTCTTAGGGATTTCCGTAGCCGCATAGGGCGGCTTATTTGTGTTCCGCATTTATAATATTAGAGTTGTTTTAGGCGTTCTTTTAACGCCAGGTAAAAAACGTCGTTCAGGTAGTCCCTCCTCTTTACTATCTGCGTCGACCTAACATACAGAGCATTGAATCCATTTTCGCCAAGTTGTTTTATTTTGAAATCCCGATACCCTTCTTTATCGGACGATCCCCAATACTGATGACAGCCATAACATAAGGCATCACAGTTTTCCTCGTCGAATCTCGTTGAATACCTATTCCTGCTAAAATAGTGGGAGTTATGTAGGGCGTTAGTGGGGGGTAAATAGGTCTTTCCGCAGGTAGGTCTTACACAGGTCCAATTATCCCGTGTTCTTATAATCTTGGAAAAAGTGCTATCCCATTTATTTATCCGAATAACTTCGTTCCCGACATTTGGGATGAAGTTATAACAGGAATCAGGAAGTTAAAAATACAATTAACGCAATCGGGACCCCTACAAACCATAGGAGCAAACCTATAACCAGGACAAACCCGACTAAGATTTTCATCATTTCCCTCCCGATTCTTTAATTCTTTCCATAATGATTTGAGCAACCTGCGGCACTATGGCGTTACCCAAACCCTTTAAGCGGTCCACCCTGTTGGGTATCCCATGAGCCACTCTACCCACGTTGGGTTCAACTGCCCAATAAGATTGGCTTCGTGTGCTGTTAAATTTTTGTTGTGTACAACTCCTCTTAATATCCTTTTCTTGTGATCGTGTTTTGGGTCTGCGTAATTTGAGTCTGATGCTGTCGGTGTCGGGAAGACCATCTTTTCGCCTTTCCGACTTTTGGTTGCTTTTGGTCTTGTCGGGTATCCTCTTAATAGTGGATGATTGTTCAGCCCGATTTGCCCATAATTTGCTTTCGCTGGTATTTTGTTTGCTTCTGCTGCTGTTGGAGTTGGTAGCAT